GTTAGTGGATATGCAATATTAGGACCTGCTAATGAAGGTGCATCTGGTAGATATAAGAGTCCTTATATTAGAAACTGTACTAACTTTATGACTGGTAGTATTGGTATGAGGATTGATGGTAATCATTGTAATGCTGCTTTCAGTGGAGATAATAATCTAGGTCAGGACATTAAGAGTTTTGTTTGCGATTCATTTACACAATATAATGAAAATGGTATTGGAGTATCACTTACAAATAATGGATATGCACAGTTGGTTTCTATATTTACTATTGGATGTGATATTGGTATATTCTGTTCTTCAGGTGGACAATGTGACCTAACAAACTCTAATAGTTCATTTGGTAATAAAGGTCTTGTGGCAGATGGATATGGTGATGTTGAATTTGATGGTACAGTATTAACTACAACTGATGCTGAAACTGATACTGTAGTTGTTAATAATACTCAAGATCAGGGTAATAATAATAGGACACCATTTGATGGACAAGGTGCTTATTTCCATTTAAATTTAAGTCAATATAATGATACTCCTGCTAATAACACAATCACTGAACCATTACAACAAATTAGATCATTGGAGATTACTAATGGTGGTAATAATGGAGATTATAATGCTGGAGCACCACCAATTATTACTGTTATTGATAGTGGTAATAACAATCTTCCAGATCCATTAGGACCTGAAGGTATTCTCCCAGAATTTTCTGCAAATGTAAGTGCTGCAGGAACAATTACATCTATTGATGTTATTAATAGTGGAAGGAATTTCTTACCTACACAGAATTTGGTAGTATCAATTTCTGGTGGTGGAGCAGCGACTGCAACGGTTGATACTGATCCAATTCTATATACTGTGAGTGATGCAACAGATGGTGCAAATCATCCAACTGGAATATCTACAGTAACTTTTAATGAATTTATTCCTTATAATCTCAATGCTTCAACAAGAATTGATTTTGTAAGGTTAAGTAGGATTATAACCAGTTCACATTCATTTGAATATATTGGTTCTGGTACAGACCTAAATACAGCTAACCCCTTCCAAGGTGGAAAACCTAGACCTGAAAATGAAGTTATTGCCAAGAATGGAGGACAAGTTCCATTCACTAGTACCGATCAAAAAGGTAACTTTAGAATTGGTGATGGACTAACAATTGATCAGACAACATCAACAATTCGAGGAAGAGACTTTAACAGAGCAATTCAAGCACAATTAACCCCATTAATACTAGCTTTGAGATAAAATATGGCAATAGCACCAGTCAATAAGTTTATATCATTAGCAGTTCCTGTTGCACCAGGAATGCAAGAACTTTATGAAGTACCTACAGGAACTTCTGCTCTTTTGCTATATGCACAAGTAGCACATGTTGGTGCTGCAACAACATATCCAACTGTTACTTTTATTCAGAGAAGAGAATCAAGAAGTACTGGTAATACAAGAGATATTAAAGTTATAGAAGATGTTGAGATACCACCAAATGATGCAGTAATTATAGTTGATGGTAGGATGGTGTTAGAAAAAACACCTTTGGTTTTAGATAAGATTTTTATAAAAGGAACACAGCAAAATGTTGGTATAATAACTAATGTTGTATACCATGAACCATCTGGAATTGCTACAGTTACTACTTCTGCTGCCCACCAATTAAATGCTGGTGATCCCATATGTATGAGTGGAATTAGTTTTTCATGTACTGGAAGTACTGGTATTACAACTACAATTTTCCCAGATCCACAACAATCTTTTGTAGTTGATAGTATTGAAGGTACTGTTGGTACATCAAAGACATTTACTGCAGAAGTTGGTGTGTCGAAAGGATATCCTCATACATATCAACCTGCGATTCATTATTTTGAAAGGTGTAAACCTAATGCTGTTGAAGTTACAACAAGTAGTACAGTATCAGTAGGTACAAAGTATCATCCTTCAAATTCAACATATAATCCAACTTCTGGTGAATTAACAATTACTCTTCCTTCAATGAATCTTCAAAATAATGATAAAGTAAAGTTAGCAGATAATTCTTTTATATTTACATGCTCTATGGATAATAGAGCAACTGAACACTCATATCCACGTTCAACAGATCCAGCTTCTGGACAGAATTTAAATGTTGCTAGAGTTAATGCAACAACAATTAGAGTCAACGTAGGACAAAGTATGAATGGTGGTTTTGTTGCACCATTAGAAATGGAATTTGTTGGCAGTATACTAGAAAATAGCACGACGTGATATGCCTAAGTATCTTAGTGGTAGGGTAAAAAGAACCCCTCAATATAAATTAACGGATGATAGGTATGATTTCCTTGGATTGGAGCAGACAGAGCCCAATCTTGGAGATCCCAATGCGACTATAAACTATAATATAAGTGCAGCAACATATAATCCATCTTCAGGTGACTTAACGATAACAATAGGTACACATAATCTTTCTGTTAACGATAAGATTAGAATATTTGAAGAATCTATAACTTTTACGTGTGCTCAAGATAATCATTTTTCTCAACATAAGTATCCACGTTCAACTGACCCTGCTGGTGGTAATCCAGAACTTTCTATTAAAGATAGAACAAACACGACAGTTACAGTTAATGTAGGTACAACTCCTAGTCAATCTTTTACACCTTCAGGTGGATCATATACACCTGCAACTGGAATTTTAGTACTTGATCTTGCTACAAATCATCAATTAGAAGCTCCATCTACCCATACAGTAACTAATGCTGCATATACACCAGCTACTGGTAAGTTAACTCTAACAGTTGCAGGTCATGGATTTGGTGAAGGGGAATTTGTTCAACTTGCAGATGATTCGTTAACATTTACTTGTACTCATGGATCTGGTAATAAGACTTATCCAAGATCAAGTGATCCTATTAGTGGAAGATGGATACAGGTAGTAAATCCAACAACAAATACGTTTGATATACAGGTTCTTGATGCTTTTCCATCAACCAATACAACAACTCATACATTTGTAACTGCTGCAAATAACGGTCTTAAAAAAGTAAAACAGAGTGTTAGGTTAAGTGAGGGTGCTGTAACTTTCCGTTGTGCAGAAGATAGTTTAGGTTCTGATCATGCTTATCCAAGAAGTACTATTGATACACATACTGCTGCAAGTGGTACAACATATAATCCTCAAACTGGATTAGCAAGAATCGCTGTTGCCAATCATGGAATGCGTAATGGTGATTGGGTTAAGTTAGATACTGGAACTCTTAAGTTTAAATGTATGGAGGATAATAATGCTACAGAGCATGATTATCCAAGAGCAAATGATCCAATTGCTGGTAAGTGGATTAGAGTTAGAAATGTAACTACAAATACTTTTGATATTCAAGTTCTTGCTAATGTTCCATCAACCAATACAACAACTCATACATTTGTATCTGGAACTAATAATGGTATTAAGCAAAAACGTGATAGAGCATATGATACTGCAGTTCCTATTGTAGCAACAACTGCATCTTCAATTAGTCTTTTTGTTGGAGAGTCATCTAATTTAACAACCCATCAATTCCAATCTGCTTTACCAAATTCTGTAACTTCTGGTGGTGATTATGCACATACATTTGTAACTGCAACTACTGGAGCAGCACAGAGTGGAAATGATAATTCTTCAGTACCAGCTGGTCAACAGTATCAGATGGTATCTTTACCAACACATCCAGGAAAAAGATATTGGGTTCCTATTGGTGGTGGTTTAATTCCAGGTGCGATTAGTGTATTTAATGAGAGTGTTCTTGTAGGTACTGCTTCTAGTATTACTCAATTAGATTTTGTTGGTGCTGCTGTAACTGCAACAGCACAACCATTGGGTATTGCTGCTACTATTTCTATTAACCCAGTAACAGTTGCTGATAATCCTCCAAATATACCTGCACCTAGAATGGGTGAATTGTGGTGGGAAAGTGATACTGGTGAATTATACATTTATTATGATGATCCTAATTCAGGACAATGGGTTCAAACTAATGCTGGTGGTAGAGGTGCTACTGGACCACAAGGACCTCCAGGAGCTTCAGGACCTCCAGGACCTACTGGAGCAACAGGTCCTACTGGACCAACAGGACCAACAGGTCCTACTGGACCTGATGGACCTCCAGGACCAACAGGACCTCAAGGTGCACAAGGACCTCAAGGACCTACTGGACCAACAGGACCTACTGGACCTGATGGACCTGATGGACCACAAGGACCTACTGGACCACAGGGACCTCAAGGTACACAAGGACCTCCTGGACCACAAGGACCTCAAGGTAATGCAGGACCTCCAGGAGTTCAAGGTGATAAAGGTGGATTAAGATATAAGTTTTTAACTAGTAATCTTATGTCTGATCCTGGAACTGGTAATTTCAGGTATAGTAGTGGATCATTTGGATCTATTACTAATATTGCAATTGATAATTTAACAACACAATCATCAGATCTATCAGACTTTATAGCAACATGGGATGATTCTACAAATACATCTCATAGGGGAACAATAATTGTACAATCAAATACAAATTCTGATGATACTTATAGTGTATTTACAGTTACTAATGTAGCGGATAATGGTGGTTGGTTAAACATTACTGTCAGTCCTGTTGCAGGAACAATACCTTCAAATAATGAACAATGTGTACTTAATTTTTCAAGAACTGGTAATATAGGTGCTCAAGGACCTACTGGACCACAGGGACCTACTGGACCAACAGGTCCTACTGGACCAACAGGACCAACAGGACCTGGTGGACCTGGTGGTGGAACTGGACCTGGTGGACCTCCAGGACCTCCAGGACCACAAGGACCACAAGGACCACAGGGACCTACTGGACCTGTTGCTGGATTAGATATTTCAACTTCTCCACCAACTAGTCCATCGGTAGGAGATTTATGGTGGGATAGTGATGATGGAGATTTACATGTTTATTATAATGATGGTAATAGTAGTCAATGGGTAACAGTTTCTCAAGGACCTGCTGGTTCTCAAGGACCTCCTGGACCTCCAGGACCTGGTGGAACTGGACCTCAAGGACCTCCTGGACCTCAAGGACCTCCTGGATCTGGTGGTGGAACTGGACCTACTGGACCTCCAGGACCACAAGGAAATCAAGGACCACAAGGTGCTCAAGGACCACAAGGTAATCAGGGTGGGCAAGGTCCACAAGGACCTCCAGGACCTCAAGGACCAGCAGGTGATTCTGGAATGGATCATAACAATAAGACTAGTTCTTATAATTTGGTTGCTTCAGATGATCAGAAATTGATAACAACAAATAGTACTATTACTGTTCAACAAAATGTTTTTAGTGCTGGAGATGCAGTAACAATTTATGCTAATACTTCAAATAGTATATCCATCAATCAAGCTAGTGGTGTTACATTACGACTTGGTGGAACGGGAACAACTGGAAATAGAACATTAAATGGTAGAGGACTTGCTACGATAGTTTGTGTTGGAAGTAATCAATTTGTTGTTAGTGGAGCTGGATTAAGCTAATGGCAGTAGTTCAACAAACGTTTCCTGCCAGTTTGGATGGAGCATATTGGTTTTCTGAATATCATGCGACTGAAGATAATAATAATAGAGCTCTCTTTATGGGCACTTTAGCTTTAGATCCTGCTGGTTTTATCTACACTAGTGGCATGTATAGGAAATATGGTACAGGTTATCAGGGAAGATTTGGAAGAGAATTTTATTTATTTCATACAAAACATACTCCATCGAGTGATTGTATTTTTTTAAAGAGAAGAAGGCATAATGATAATTGGGAGTTTGCAGTTGAACAATCGGTAGTTAATACAAATGGTGATTATATTGTAGTGGGAGGGGGAAATACTAAACAATCATCTGGTGTGACTGCTCAATGGGATGGTATAATTTGGAAATGGGATAAGGATGGGAATTATGGATGGCATAGAAGTTTAGGTAATAATTCTACTGATGCTGAATATGATAATGCTCATTGTATTGATGTTGATTCTTCTGGTAACATTTATATTGGTGGTGACGATTCCTACCAATCAGATCTTTATGATAATAATACCTGTAGTTATAGTGGTACTTGGATTAATTCAGGACTTATTGCAAAATATAATAGTAGTGGAACACTACAATGGAAAAAGTCAATTCGTAAGGGTAGTGGATGTTGGTCTAGTAGTCACTATAATTCTTATGATACGTGGATTAATGTAACATCCAGTGGTAATATTTACTCTTCTAGCACAATATACAATGCAAAAAGTCCTGATAGTGCTTCAGGCGGTACTCCTGAATGTGGAATGTCCAGACAGGGACATGTTATGAAGCTTAATTCATCTGGAACCAAACAATGGACGAGAAGAGCTAGAACTAATTCTATTATTGATAACGGACTTTCTTATCATGGATGTTATCGGTTGTGTACGTTTGAGATGAGTGGAATTGATTCAAATGAAAATTTATATACTATTGGATATACTCGTGCAGGATCCCCAGATGTAGGAATGTTAACGAAGTATAATTCATCTGGAACCAAACAATGGGAAAAACATTGGCACCATAATACTGATGGTCCTGGTGCTGCACAAGCGAAAGGAGGTGTACAATTTGATGCTGATGATAATTTATATATTTGTGTAAAGTGGGCAGGAACTTGGCAAATTGTAATTCATAAATGGAATTCATCTGGTACTCATCAATGGACTAAAGGTATTAAACGAAACAATATTGAAACTAACGCAGTCTCATTAGAAGATTTTAAAATAGATAAAGTGAGGAAAGCAATAGTTATATGTGGTTATCATTTACCTTCTGGAGTTAGTAGATATAGATCTTTTATTTTGCGATTACCTATTGATGGAAGTCATACAGGAACATATGGTAATTGGGTATATGGGAATTACAATCATTATACACATTCAACTAATTATGGTTCTGTTGATATGAGTGGTGTTTTAGATGTACATAATAGTGGTATGGTAGAAAGACAAGCATATAATTCATATAATTCCGAGAGTGATCAACCTTGGTCTGAATCTCAAACTATTGTATAATTATGACTTATAAATTAATAATTAGAAAAGATGATGAGGTTGGTAAATGGGAACTTGCTGTTTTTGATTCTGAAAATATTGAGGATAAGTCGTATGATGATTGTATGGATGTATTTTTTGAACTCATGTTTATGCATGATGTTAAGGGTAAGAGATTAAAAATAATTGACAATAATAAGGATATTAGTGAGATGAATGAAGGTTCATAAATAGCTAAAAAAATTATAATGGCAGCATTCGATTTTCCAAATAGTCCTAGTACTAATCAAACCCATACCGAGAATGGTGTGCAATGGAAGTGGAATGGTACTGTTTGGAAGAGAGTTGAGAGTTTAGGACCTCCAGGACCCACAGGACCTCCAGGACCTGGTGGTGGAGGAGGACCTCCAGGACCTGGTGGAGCACAAGGACCTCCAGGTCCTCCAGGACCTCCAGGAGGTGGAGGTGGGGATGGACCTCCAGGACCTCCTGGACCACAAGGACCACAAGGAGCACAAGGTGGACAAGGACCTCCAGGACCAGGTGGACCTCCAGGACCAGGTGCTACAGATGTGCCATCTGGATCTAGGATGGTATTTGTTCAACAAAATGCACCTACTGGATGGACAAAATTTACAACACATAATGATGTTGCACTTAGAGTTATAAGTGGTAATACTGGTGGCACATATGTCAGTGGTGATGGAGCTTTTAGTGCAATTTTTGCAAACAATCGAGCTACTAATGGTGGTTCTGTTAATAATACTACATTAGCAACTAATCAAATACCAGCACATAATCATACATTTGATAATGCATACTTTGCAGAAAATAATGGTAATCGTGCGAATCCAAATAATATTGCTGGTTCTAATAAAGGAAATGATAATGATAATAATGCATTTACCTTTAATGATACTACTGCTAATCGTGGGGGTGGAGGATCTCACGGTCATGGACTTACACAACCACGAATAAACTTGAAAGTTCATTATGTTGATACTATAATAGCAACAAAGAACTAATATAATGAAACTTGAACGAGAACATTGGTGTCCTTTAATTGGTGAGGAATGTATGAAACTTAAATGTGAGTGGTTCACTCAAGTTAGAGGAAAGAATCCACAAACAGGTCAAGATGTTGATGAGTGGGGATGTGCTGTAACTTGGTTGCCTATGCTATTGATAGAAAATTCACAGATGCAAAGGCAAACTGGTGCTGCTGTTGAGTCGGCAAGAAATGAATCTGTTAGAGATAATGAAGAGAATAGAAAACTTATTAAAAAAGTTGCTTCAGTTATGCTACAATCACCAATAGCACCTATTGACATAAAAACAATAGATGATAAAATAAATAGGTTGGAACTAGGGGAGGGTGAGAAAGAAGAATGAAATTAGTTATTATTCCTGAAGATAAATTTATAAGTATTGGTACGACAGGATATTCTGGTATAAGTACTGATTGGAGTTATATTCCAACAGGAGTCCATGCAGTTCAATGGAATGATACTTCTGGAGAGATTGAATATAATGATGGTTCGCCAAATGTTGGTATAACTTCATTGGGTGTATATGAAGCTGCAGTAACTCATCATGAAAATGAAAGATTAAGGTTAGTTGCACAAGAAGCAGCAGATCAAGCTATATTAGATAATAAAGATTGGGATTCAGTTTTTAGAAAGAGAAGAAGTTTAAGATTAGATGATAGTGATTGGACACAGGGAAATGATTCTCCATTGTCTAATTCTAAAAAAACTGAATGGGCAACGTATCGTCAAACATTAAGAGATCTTCCATCATCTAAAGACGCAGCAACTAGAAAGGCAATGTCTAAAGATGAGAATCATTCTGATTGGCCTACTGAACCATCATAATTATGCAGGTTATTGATAATTTTTTAAGTGATGATGAATTTAAAACTTTAAGATCTTACATATCATCGACTAGTTTTCCTTGGTATTTTGGGAAGATTATAACTGGTAAGGAATCTATAGCAGCACAATTCGTTCATACTTTTTATGTGAATGATACACCTACATCTACTTGGCCTCATGTAGAATTTCTTAGATTAAGATTAAATATGGCAGCTCTTGTTAGGATTAAAGTAAATCTAAATCCTAAAACAGAGACATTGCAAGTACATAAGGATGCTTTTCATATTGATTATCCAGATATAACTACTGCAGTTTATTATTTGAATACTTGTGATGGGTATACTTTATTTGAGGATGGGACTAAAGTAAACAGTGTTGAAAATAGAATATTAATTTTTGATAGTAATATGAGACATACTGGAACCAGTTGTACAAATGAGGCTGGTAGACTGGTAATGAATATTAATTATTTTCCTTGTAAGAATGATCAATATGTTAGTAAATGATTATGGATAAAAAAGTAACTGCAGAAGTACGTACTATTTCTCAGGTTGATATTATTAAAGCAAAGATTACACAAGATTTGGATTCATTAGAAAAGTTGTTATTGGACAATTATTCTAATAAATGGAGTGATTATTCTACTGATAGTCGTAATGAGGATTCTTATTGTCCACCTTCTCCAATAGTCGATGATGTTATAGAAGAAATGGCATCATTATTCTATCAAGTTACGAATGAAAAAATAATTGCTAAACAATATTGGGGACATATTCATGAAAAGAATATGAGTACAAGAGAGCATAATCATCTTAATTATTATATTTCTGCTGTTCTTTATGTTTCAGTCCCAGAAGGATCTGGAGATTTAGTTTTTAGACCTAAATTAAATCATAGGTATCATGGTTGGGGAGCAACTATAATTAAACCAGAGAAGGGTTTTTATTATATGTTTCCTGCGTATCTGGATCATTATGTAACTAGAAATCAGTCAGATAATAATAGAATTTCCTTTTCAATTAATTTTGATAAATAACTAAATTGAAAGGACGGAACCATCATAATTAAATTATGCCTATAAATTTTCCAAATAATCCTAGTATCAATGATACCCATACTGTAGGTAGTGCTACTTGGAGATGGAATGGTTATGGATGGACTAGAATACCTGATCCTGGTGCTCCAGGTCCTACAGGTGCTACAGGTCCAACTGGATTAACAGGACCTCAAGGAGCAACTGGACCTCAAGGACCTACTGGACCTGCAGGACCTCCAGGAGGACCTCCAGGACCTACAGGTAATCCTGGAGCAACTGGACCTACAGGACCTACTGGACCAATAGGACCTACTGGACCTGCTGTTAATTTAGCGGTAAAACAATATAAGAATCTTGCACTTGCAGAGAGGAGTTGTGATAGTCCAATCTGGTATACTTCAAGTACAATAGGTATTGGATCTACAAGTAATGCCTAT